ACTTGGAATCGCACCAGTGCTTGATTTGCCAGTGCCAACAGATGGGTTGGACATCAACTATCGTGAAATAAGTGAGTGTCGCACAATATTTCATATTGCTGGAAAGCAGGCAATTCACGACAGAAACGGCACAATGACATTCATTGAAGCCGCAGTCAAGTGTGGCAACAAGTTCAAGTTCAAAATCTACGCACAGCAATTGGACGGCACGACTGAAACGCTTATCAAAAAAGCGCAGCAGTCAATCGACTTGGAAATCATTCGTGACATTCCGAACTATGCTGACATGTACAAAGACGGCGACGTGCTGGTGCTACCACGCAAATATGGTGGGCTGTGTTTGCCGATGCAAGAAGCGTTGGCGGCTGGAATACCAGTCATCATGCCCGACATCGAACCAAACGGCTATCGCTTGCCAAAACAATGGCTTGTGCCAGCAAAGCGTGAACGGTCATTCACGACACGCACGCAAATTGACATCTATGAAACCGACCCGAATCATTTGGCGTTCAAGATGTGTCAGTTTGCAGACCGTGAATTCATGTCGTGGTCAAACAAAGAAGCAATCGAAATTGGAAAGGGGCTATCATGGAAACAACTCAAACCATACTACCAGACAGTGTTTCAGCAGATAATCGAATCAACAGCGTCTTGATTGTCATGCCGCTGACACGCAAGTGGGCGGTAGAAATGCAAGCAAAGCAGTTGGCGGCAATGAACCGCTTCACTGACATCACAGTCGAATTGCTGGTGTTCATCGACAATGTGGACATCACAGAAAGCTTCATCACCGACAAGTTTGAAAAGTATGAAGTGCCATTCGCATACAGGTTCGGCAACAGCAAACGTCAAGCGCCGCACGAAGTTCGGCTGTTCTATCGACGTGAACGCATCAAAGAAATGTTGGGCATGGTGCAAGACACCATTCGTGGCATGAAGCGCCAGTTCGACATGCTGTTCATGGTCGAAGACGACACACAGATTCAAGCTGACGCATTACAGCGGCTTTTGACCGATTATAAGGAACTGACCGACCAGAATGTCAAAGTCGGCTTGATTGAGGGCGTACAAGTCGGCAGGCACGGCATTCGCATGATTGGTGCTTGGCGTATGAACGATTTGGAAAACCCGACAGTCATGGCAACCATACCATTCAACAAGTCGTCATTCTTCGAAAAGATTGATGGCGGCGGTCTGTATTGCTTCATTACACCGATGGAATTGTTTTTGGCGCATGAGTTTTACTGGCACGATGAATGCTTCAGTGTCGATGTGACGTATGGCATTGAACTTCGCAAAAAAGGGTACACAAACCTGATTGATTGGACTGTCACCACTGGTCACGCTGACCAGAATGGCAATGTACTATACCCGAATGAAAATTGCACCGTCGCTGAATATCACAAAGTCGGTGACGAATGGAAATTGCAAGGTAAAAAGAAAGGGGCGCAGTCATGAGCGATTTTACAAATCAAACGTACAAAGACATGTACACATTATTCGAATATCGACCAGAAGTGCATCAATACGCACTCGATGAAGCGGTGTTCGTTGAATTGGGGCTTGAAGCATCAATCAGAAAATCGACTGGTCTTGAGCGTGGCACGCTTGGTGATTGGTGGGTGTTCGAACCAAACGGCAACCCGATTGTTTCTTGGGCTGACATGATAAAGCTGGCGTTGGGTATTTTGAACTGTGAAGCAACACGATTCTTTGCACATAACCTATATCTGAAGTCAGTACCAGAATACGAAGTGAATGATGTCAAAGAGTTGCCAAGTCACTATGTGTCGGGCGCAAAGCGTGTGAATGCACGCAGCGGCGAATATACTGATTATTCGGCATATACTGGCATCGCTGGTCTATTCAACCCAGACAAGGATTTGAGAAACGCACCAGTGGTGAAAAACCCAGACGACCTGTTCAGGTTTCATGGCAAAGACGAAAGTTGCTGTGTAGAGGGTACATGGTTCGATTGGGTGGCTTTTGCGTGCAATGTACTGGCAAGCAAGAACACTGAAGTAGTCGCACCATCACTGTACGAACCGAAGCTTGGGAACGACAATTATTGATGAAAAACAGGCTTGATTTCGTCGAAGCACAATGCGAAAAGGTTGATGGCTACATTGACGAAGTACGCCATGAAATCGAACGTCTGATGACGCTTGAAGAAAAGCTGATTGAGGGCAAAGAAATGTGGGAAAGCCGTCGAACCGAACTATTGCAAGCAATGGGTCGTGCGGCAGTCGTACCAATAACAGCAAGACCACGGCTGACAGTAATTCAAGGGGGTGCAGAATCATGATGCACATGATAGGAATTGACGACGGTGTTCTATTCAGCGCATTCAGATATGCACTTGGTCGGCGCACATACGTCGTGTCGGAAACCGCAAAAGCAATCAAGATGAACGTGTCACGCATTCAACCGAAGTTGCGTACCAAAATGATTGAAGAAATCGAAGAAGCAATTCGTGATGGTCATGCTGGTATGCAAATGGATGTTGACGAATGGCGTGGTGTGGCTGAAGCACTCAAGGCGGCATCATGAAGCCATCAGGACGTACAGTCGAAATCAAATACGTTCATCACCATGGCGGTGCATTCCAAGACAAAAGACATTGGCAAGGCAAGTTCACTGATACTGGTGAAATCTATGATTGGAACACAGTCAAGGCTTTGATACACAGTGCATGGCGTGAGGGTCACAGCTATCGTGTCATGCGTCTTGATAGAAAAACACGCAAATATGTTCTGTCGTATGGCAGGGTGAATCAATAAAGGTATACTAGAAACATGAGCAACACGCAAAAACCACTATCAATGGACATCGTTCGGAAAATTCCAAAGAAATCCGAAACTGAAGCTGAATTCAATCCATACAAAGGGCATGAATATCGGCTGTTCTTGATTTGGCGTTCATTGCCAGTGACATTGCGTGGTATATCTGAAGACGATGCCGAAAGTCGTGGTGTGAAAGACCCTGAAATCATGGAACTGATTCAGTTGCGCACGTTGGGTGATTTTGCCAAACGATTCGGAATTTCACCAGACACTTTGACCGACTGGAAAAAAAAGGAAGTGCCAGCCGAATATCAGATGATTGATTGGCGCTATTGGGCAAGGGAATTCACACCCGAAGTCGTGCATCATCTACTTGAGGGAATCAGGGAAAAGAAAAAAGCAGACGCCATCAAATTATGGTTTCAGACGGTTGATGGGTTCGTCGAAGAAACAGCGGTCAACAACAAAGCAACTGATGCACTTGATGCCGTTGCCGACTTGATTGATTCAGTAAACAGAAAGGCTGACGCCAGCGATGGACAAGACACTAGTCAAGAAGACGATTCAGACCAGCCGCCAGCATCTTGATATTGCGCTGTACGCTTCACCCGAAGCGCAATTGAAAGCTGAACGTGATATTGCAAAGCGACTATGTGCGCAATTCTTCAAAGACGATGACGGCTTGCCATTTCGACTGACTGACGGTCAAGCAGACATCTTCGGCGCAATCGTATTCAAACGGCATCTTCGTGTACAGGTGGAAACCACCACGCAGTATGGAAAGTCTGAAACCATATCAATGGCATTGCTGTTGCGTTCACAGTCGAAGAAAGAGAAGTGGACGGTGCTTGCACCAGACCAGACCAAAGCCGACATCATCATGGGCAAGGCGATTCAGCACATATTCGACCATGAAGTGTTCATCGCACAGATTGAACTTGAAGATTTGCCAAAGGCTGAAAAGCTGAAGCACAAACGAAACCAAGAACGCATCACATGGAAAAACGGCGGTGAAATCCGCACACTGACGGCTGACGCCCGAAACCGCAAGCGTGTGAAAGAATCATTGACTGGTCAAGGGTCACGCAACATCATCGAAGACGAAGCCGCACTGATACCAGATGACTTGCAAGCAATGGTGATGCGCATGTTGGGTGGCTTCAAAGATTCGTTCTTGATGAAGATTGGCAATCCGTTCTACAACAACCACTTTGAACGCACCAGCAAGTCGAAGAAATATTTCAAAATCCGTGTTGATTGGCAGCAGGCTGTGAAAGAGGGGCGCTATACAATCGACTTCATTGAAGAAATGCGGCAAGAACCATTCTTCGATATTCTGTATGAAGTCAAATTTCCACCGAAAGATGAAGTGGTCACAGGTGGCTACCGTCGATTGTTCAGCGATGACTTGATTGAAAATGCCATCATCACTGAAGAAGAATATCAAGCAATGTTGGCTGACGATGAACAGGCGGTCACGCTTGAATCTGGTGAACGTGTCACACAGGGTGAACGCCGACTTGGAAACGACTTCGCTGGTGGCGGTTCAGACCGTTCGTCATTCGTTTTGCGCACACCAACTGTCATGAAGCTATTGGAAACCAACAAGACCGACGACACGATGCAGCACGTTGTCACGGTGCAGAATTACAAAGACCGATTCGAAGTCAACAGCGGCAACATCGGCAACGACTATGGTGGATTGGGTCAAGGCGTATCAGACAGGCTGTATGAACTTGATTGCTATGTGAACAAAGTGATGTTCGGCGGCAGCGCACCAGAACCGAAGAAGTACAAAAACATGCGTGCGTACATGTATTATCAATTCAAAGTGTGGCTGGAAAACGGCGGCAAAATCGTTGATTCACCAGAGTGGCAAGAATTATCTGTTGTATACTTTAAGACAGACAGTTCGTCACGTTTCCAAATTGAACCGAAAGAAGATTTGAAAAAGCGATTGCGTGAGTTGAACATGACTGTCACTTCACCAGACGTTGCCGACGCAGGCGCACTGACATTTGCCGACAACACTGAAATGATTGATGATGATGATTTTGAAGTCGTGTGATGGTATAGTAAACGTAAGAAGAAAGCAAGGGTGAAAAGCAAACGATATGGGAAAAATCAGAAACGCAATCGCACAAACAATCACAAGAACATTTGCCGCCGCTGGTGAATCATTCAGCACATGGGTCAATTCATATTCCAAGTATCGTGCGAAGCGCCAATTTCTGAAGCTATACCGTGGCATTGTCATGACTTGCATCAGCGCCATCGCTGAAGACGTTGCCAAATATGAACCACTGTTCAACAAGAAAGACAATCGCACAGGCAAACTGACACAGACGCAGCACGAATTCGAAAAGGTGTTGGAACGACCAAACAACCGACTGACATCAAAGTTCGATTTGCTTGTTGCCACACAATCATTCTTGGAACTGGTCGGCAACGCTTATTGGTATCTGTCAGTTGAAGAACGAAGCCGCAAGGTTCGTGAAATCTACTTGATGCGACCAGACCGTGTGCGCATCGCTACCGACAAGAACGGTGACATCATTGGGTACACATTCCGTGACGACAGCGGAACTGAAGTGCCATTGGACGTTGACGAAGTGCAGCACTTCAAGACATTCAATCCTGAAGATGAATACTATGGCATCGGCACGGTTGAAGCAGGCATCATCTACATTGAAACCGAAGAAGACACCGCACTATTCCAACGCAACTTCATCAAGAATCAAGCATCACCATCAGGTATATTGACCATCAACGGCAAGATTGAGCGTGAACAGTTCAAGAAAGTCAAAGCCGCATGGAAAGAGAAAACAGAGGGGCTTGCCAACGTCGGCAAGACTTTGTTCATTCGTGGCGCTGATGCTTCATTCACAAAGATTGGTTTGTCACTTGGTGACTTGGACATGGAAAAGCTGAAGTCGCTGACTGAAGACAAAATCTTCAAAATGTTCAGGATGCCGAAATTCATTCTTGGTGACTTTGACCAAGGTGGCTTGGGTCGTGCAAACATCGAAGCTGGTGACTATGTATTCAGCAAGCGTGTCATTGACCCGAAGCAAGTGCGCTTGGATGACGGCATTCAAAACATTCTTCGTCGCAACTTCAAAGACGAAAGCATTGTGGTTGGACACGTTTCACAGATACCTGAAGACGTTGACCGACAGCTGAATGAAGAAGACAAGCTGGTGAACCGTGTGATGACAGTCAATGAAGTGCGCCAACGCCGTGGATTGCCAACGGTTGGTGCAGCTGGTGACCGTCTGTACATACCATTCAACATGACATCAATTGAAGATGCTGGAAGCGATAACAGCACGAAAGCGGTCAAGACAGTACGCCGCATCACGGTTGCGAAAAAGGACGCAGCCGAATCAACTTTTTTTCAACAGCTAGACAAGATTGACGCCAAGGTCGTCAAACGCTACAAGTCAGAGTTGAAGAAGAATCTGAAAGCGCAGCAAGAATTCGTTGTCAGCAACTTGGCAGCATACGCCGCATCAGTACAGGACGGCAGCGCCACCACCAAGGCATATGAAGAAATCATGCCGAACGAAGCTGAAGAAGCCGAAAAGTCACTTGAATGGTTGATTCCATTGATGCTTCTTGCCATCCAGCAGGGCGCAGAAACGGCTTTGGCGCTGTTAGACAATGCAGATGACTTCTTATTCAGCACAAGCGCACAGAACGCCGCAAAAGAAGCCGCACGACGTGTCATGACCGACTTCACCAAACAAACCGTCGACAAACTGAAAGCTGAAATCGCAGCTGGTGTCAATGCTGGTGAAGATTTGGCGGCACTGACGAAGCGTGTCAATGCGGTATACGAAAAGGCTATTGGCTACCGAACCGAACGATTGTCAGACAGCGAATCGCACAAAACCATCAACAAGGGTGTGCAACTTGGATTCAAGCAAGCAGGCGTGAAGCGCAAAGTGTGGCGTGCATTGGGTTCGAATCCATGCCAATACTGTCGTGCGATGGATGGAACAATCATCAGTGTTGAATCTTCATTCGTGCCAAAGGGCGGCACGATGGTCGGTGAAGATGGCGGTGAAGTAGTTCAAGACTATGACGCCGTTGAAAACGCACACGCACACGCCAACTGTCATTGTTGGCTATTTCCAGCAGACTGATGAACGAACGTGAATTTCGATGCCCACTGTGTGGACGGCTTTTGTTCAAAGGCTTATTCGCTGACTTGACCATGCCGTGCAAAGGCACAAAAGAGTTCAAGCACAAAGATTTGATTCGGGTGATTGTATACCCCGACGAATCGCTTATGTTGACAGCCGATTCTTCAAGCGATATGATAACACCAGTACAATCCAGAGTGGGCAACGACCCCGATTGTCGAACAGATACGGCTTGAAGCTGATTTGTTTGGCATCGGGTTGTTTTTATAGAAAGGGTAAAGGGAAAAAAGAAAATGAGTACAATAGCAGCAACATTCGCAGGATTCGGCATCGAGAAAACAGCCGACGAAAAAATTCACTGTGGTGCAGTCATCGAAACGGCAACAAAGACCGTTGAAAAAGATGGCAAGTCTGAAGTTGTAGCAATTGAGCGTGCGACAGGCAAAGCGCTTGCATATGGTGAATTTGAAACCGTCGTATCAAACAGCAACGAAGACCGCTACTTTGAAAAGATTCTTGTTGAGGGAATCGACCTGAAGCAAATCAAGCGCAATCCAACTGTGCTTTGGGGTCACGACTATTCTGGACTACCTATCGGCAAAATCACGAAGATTTGGGTTGAAGACGGCAACTTGATGGCACGCATCAAATTGGCAGTTGAGAAATACGACTTCGCAAAACAAGTGTATGATTTGATTCTGGATGGCGTCATCAACGCCGTGTCACTTGGTGGTCAGGTCAAGCAATGGTCAGACGACTACATGACAATTGAAAAGCTGGAACTGTACGAAGTTTCTGTTGTACCAGTCGGCGCACACCGTGATGCGCTTATCACCGCAAAGAGTGTCGGCAAAGAGAAAGCCGCCGCACTTCGCAAGTCATTCGCTGACTTCGAACAAGAAGCAATGGTTGACAAAATAAAGCTTATGCCGCAAGATGAAATCAAATCGCACATTGCATCGTTGAAAGCACTGACTTCGGCACTGGAAACCGCATATGCAGCATCCACGGACACCGAAGAAGACGACGACGATGCAAATGGTGACACGAAAGTGAAAACCGTGCGCCGTCTTGTTCTTGTTCGCAGCAATGCGAAAGCAGTCGATAAAGTTTCCGAACTGTTGATTGCATCTATAAACAATAAACTCAAAGAGGGGTAACGATTATGCCAAAGAATGAGCAAATCGAAACTGTACTTGACGATGAAGCTGTGAAAGCAATTGCAGCCGAAGTCGCAAAAGGTATGGGCGACACCATCAAGTCAACTGTTGACGAAGCTGTCAAAGCAGCTATGCCAGCAGAACCAGTCGTCAAAAAGAACGTAAGCACCAAGGGTGCAGGCGATGACGCACCAGAGGGTGACGACGACGCTGACGAAGACGAAGCAACAAAGGCACTGAAAGCACTTTCAGCACCGCAGCGTCTTATGCGTTCAGCAATGGCACTCACAAAGGGTGACCGCAGCGCTTTGAAAGCGTTGAACAGTGTTGCAATCAGCAACATTGAAAAAGCAGGGTATGCAAGCACTGACGTGAATGCAGACGGTGGCTACATTGTGGCTGACCCTGAATTCGAAGCTGAAGTTGAAAAGCTTGCAGCTGATTACGGTGTAGCATTCACCGAAGCTGACGTTCGAAACATCAGCACAAACAGCATCAAGACCAACAAGCGTGGTTCAAACGTGACCATGTACGAAACTGGTCAGGGTGCGAAGAAAAAGGGTACGAAGCTGACAATTGACCGCATTCTTGTTGAACTTCGCAAGTTTGCAGCAATTGCCATCGCAACAGACGAACTTGTTGAAGATGCAGCAATTGACTTTTGGGCTGAAGTCACACAAGGTTTTGCAGAGGAACGTGCAAGAATCGCTGATGAACTAGTGTTCACCGACGACGGCGGCAGTCTGTACAACCAAAGCGGTGTTGGTACTGGTATTCTTGAAACCGCTGGTGTTGCAACCGAAACTGTTGGTGCAGCAATCACAAGCATCACATGGGATGACCTGTTGAACGCTGAAGCGAAAGTGCCAACAGCAAGTGCAAAGAACGGCAAGCACTACATGCACCGCACCGTGTGGAATGTTGTTCGTCAGAACAAAGCAAGCACATCAGGCGAATACATGATTCCGCTGACATCAGGCACACAGACACCATGGGGTACACCTGTTGTTCTAGTTGACGTCTTGCCATCAGTACAGGACGGCGGCAGCAACCGTGGATTCACAGTCTTCGGTGACCTGAAGCGTGTCAAACTGTACGTCAAGCGTGGACTTGTTCTGACAGAGGGCAAAGAAGCCACTGTCACCGATGCAGATGAACAAGAAGTCAATCTGTACGAACAAGACATGTCAGCACTTCGTGCGGTCACACGCATGGTTGCGCTTGTCAAGTTTCCTGAAGCATTCTGTGTCATCGGCACTGGTACTGTTTCCTAATATCAAAATAAGTAAGTAGAGAAAGGAAACACATATCATGGCGAATATTGCGAATGTACGAATCGGTGACTGTGACGTCTTCTTGAACGAAATCCATCTTGGTCACACCAAAGGTGGCGTTGAATTCACTTTCGAACGTGAATTTGAAGACTTGACCGTCGACAAGTACGGCAACATGCCAGTCGATATGGCACTGACAGGTCAGAATTTGCTTATCAAAGCATTCTTGGCTGAAGTGACGAATGACAACTACAATGTTGCCATTCCAGAGGGGGCATATGCACTTGGTAGTAGCGACGACAAGCTTGGGCTTGGTCGTGATGCAGGCTACCTATTGCGACAGGATGCGAAGCCATTGCGCTTGCACCCACGCAACCGTGCAGCAAATGACCTTTCTGAAGACATCTACATTTGGCTTGCGGCGTCAGTTGAAAACGTCGAAATGGGCTTCAAGATTGACGAACAACGTGTTCTTGAAACCACATTCCGTGCGTTCGTTGACGAATCACAACCAGATGGCAGCCGTCTTGGTCGCATCGGTGCTGAAGCTATTTCGTAAGAAATGGCAATCGGGCAGCAATCAGAGGTCGGAAACGACCTCTTTTTGTTTGTGCTTTTGTAGTATAATTTGAATATGGGTACAATCGACGAAGCATTGAAGCGCCGCAAGGCAATCAGCCAAGAACAAATCACACACCGTGCGATACTTGAACCTGAAGTTTCAAAGAAGAAGTCGAACGAACAGCAAAAAAGAAAGAGGGTGACAAATGGCATACGCAACACAAGCAAGCGTTGAATCAGCACTTGGACGTTCACTGACAACCAGCGAAGCAGCTGGTTTGGATGCTTTATTGGCAGCAGTTGACGCATTCATCAACAACCGAATCGGTACGTCATTTGAAACACCAGCCGAAGCCACACGATACTATGATGTTGAGCGCAGCCGCATGGTTGACGTTGACCCATTTGTCGTTGCTGAAGACAAACCACTTCGTGTGTTCTATGTGGACGCTGACGAAAATCCAGTTGGCAGCGATGTCGACACAAGCGACTATGAAGCACGACCACGCAATGAAACCGTCAAGACATGGCTTCAGCGACGTTCAGGGTATTGGGGTTCTGGTTGCCCATCAAACGTGACCAACTTGGCTGTCAAAGCATTCTTCGGTAGAGGTGACGCACCAGCTGACATTCAATACGCAGCATCATGGCTTGCGGCACAATCAATCAGCGCACAACTTGGCATGTCATTATCAGTGAAATCAGAATCCATTGAGGGGTACAGCCGCACGTTTGCAGACATGACGAAAGACAACGTGCAAATCACCGCAATCTTCGACAACTACAATGAGGTACTTATCGGATGATTGACGGCTATCTTGTCGACCAGTGCGAATTGATAGCCACCACCAGAAACGATTTTGGTGATGAAGTAGAGGGCGTCACGCAAGTCTTGCCATGTCGATGGCGTGACATCACGCTTGTGCGCCGTGGCAGCCATCAGGACACGTCAGACGCATCGTCATTGGTACACTTGGCAGCCGACGCACCTGTTGTGCGTGGTTCTATTCTCAAATACAATGGTGAATATTATCAGGTCGATGAAATCACATACGCACGACGACTTGGCGAAACAACCGTTCAATTCATCAAGTGCGGCGTGACCATCACCAATTTGGGGGTTTCATAATGGGCGCAACAGTCACAGTCGAAAACAAGTTGGCAGCATTCACAAGGGCAAATGAAGCCGCCATGGAACGTGCGCTTGAAAGAATGGGCAATGACATCTTCGTGCTTTCACAGTTCAAAGTGCCATACAAGGGCGGTGAACTGAAGAACAGCGGTGAACACTTGCGTGTTGGTCGCTTGCACCGTCGTATTCAGTACGGTGAATCTGGTGCTGAAGCATACGCATCATATCAGCACCGTGGTATGCGCAAAGACGGCACGCATGTCGTTCGCAACTACACCACCAGCGGCACGAACAAAAAGTTTCTTGAAGATAGCGGCAAGGTGATTGCACCGAAGTCTGGTTCATATTTCAAACGTGAATTCGAAAGTGTGAGGGTATAACATGGCAGCTTTGGACAATCCAATCATTCAGGACATTGCCAACTTCACCGCTGACAATACTTCACTGACTATTCGTGAAACAATCTTTGCTGGTGAACTGAAGCGTGGCGTTGATGGCGTGTTCGTCGTTGCCGCACCGTCTGAACCACCAGACAAGGAAACAGGCATTCTGTACCAGTCTGTTGATTTTTGGGCAAGGAACGCCGACACCGCAAAGGCATTCGAACATCTGACTGAAATCTTCAATCTGTTTGACCGACGCCACCACTACACGGCAAGAGGTTATTTCATCCACTTCAGTCACCATGATTCAATGATTGAAGACATGGACAAAGACGCAGAGGGTGCAAAGTTGCTAAAATTAAGCACAAGATTTATACTGAACAGCACAACAGCAATATCATAGAAAGGTATCATGACGATATGACGCAAACACCGCAAAACGACGCAACATTTGACTTGGACTTGGACACACTTGGTCAGTCGAAGAAGCGTGTCAAAATTGGTGGCAACATCATTGAATTCGACCCACCGTCACTTGAAGATTTGATTGAACTTGCGAAACTTGGCAGCAAGCTTCAAAAGATTCAGAACCAAGGTGACAACATCGACATCGACAACATGTCAGAGGTGATGGACAATCTGAAGAACGGTTTGACCAACATCGTGCCAGCACTCAAGGAATACAAATTGAACATGGAACAGCTTCTTGCGCTGATTGACCTGTTCGTCGAATCGGCACAACCAGCCGACACCAAGGAACTTGAAAAGCGTGGCATCAAACTAGACGGTGACCAAAAAAAAACGGCGTAAGGCTTATCAAGATGGTCGCAATATTCTTGCGATTCTATAACGGTTATACGCTGACGCAGTTGATGAAAGAACCAGCACACTGGTTCTTTTCTCTGTTGAATCAAGCTTTCAAATTGGATGCTGAAGAACATTTGAAACTGTTGGGCGTGTCGGCATACCCACACATGAAACAGCAGCAGGCAAATGAATTGCGTCGTGCTTATGTTGACAACAGTCGTGATATACTTGAAATATTGAAAGACTATGATGACAACAGTGGTATTGAGAAATTAAAGAAAGAAATGTGAAACGAAAATGGCAGAAAAAATCGGCACAATCTACTACGACCTAGACTTGGATGATTCCAAGTATAAGTCGAAGTCAAAAGCGGCTGGTCAAGATGCCGACACATTTGGTGCAAAACTCAAAGGCGCAACAGTCGAAATGGCGGCACTTGGTGCGGCAGCTGGTTTGGCACTCAATCAAGTAGTCAATTGGCTTGAAAAGTCTGTCGATGCCGCTGTGAAGCAGCAAAACGCATTGATGGGGTTGTCTTCAGTTGCAAAGGGTACTGGAAACGACATCGACGCAACCAAGAAAGCAGCGCAAGAATTGGCGTCTGATGGTTTGATGCCATTGGGTGATTCGGCGGCTGGATTGAAAAACCTGTTGGCGGCTGGATTCAGTTTGCCGCAAGCAATCAAGCTGATGGAACGATTCAAAGATTCGGCGGCATTTGGTCGTCAAGGTTCATTGGAATTTGGTCAAGCAATCGTCGGTGCGACAGAGGGTATCAAGAACGGAAACAGCGCACTGGTCGACAACGCTGGTGTGACCAAAAACTTGTCGAACATGCTTGTTGATGCAGGCTATTCAGCACAAGACTTGGCGAAAGCTGGTGATGACGTCGGCGTGCGCATGGCGCTATACAACGGAATTATCAAAGAAACCACCAACCAGCAAGGTGACGCCGCAAAGCTTGCTGATTCATTCGGTGGTGCATTGGCACGTCAAAAGACACAAGCCACGAATCTTCAAGTGGCAATCGGTACAGCGCTTCAACCAGTGCTGACAAAAATCATGGAAACAATCGCACCGTTGCTTGAAAAGTTTGTCAATTGGGTCAAGGAAAATCCAAAGCTTGTTGCCGCCATCGCAGCAACCGTCACGGTATTGTTGGGCTTGTTGGCTGTTTTCGGCATCGTAGGCGCAGCGATAGCGGCTTTCATGGCAATTGGTACGGTTGGCGTCGTTGCGGCGGCTGTGGCGGCTGGTATTGCGGTTCTAGTGGGCATCTTCATATACTTTGGTGACACAATCAAAGCCGTGGGCAAAGCAATCGGCACTTTCATCGGCAATATCGTTCAGTGGTTCAAAGACAACTTCGAAACCATCAAGAAAGTCGTGTTGACTGTGTTGGCTGTCGCATTCGCACCGCTGATTGCCACTGTTCTGATAATAGTCGGCGTGTTCAAGCTGTTGGTTTGGATTGTGCAACAGGTGTGGAACATCTTCACAACCGTCTTCAATGCGGTGTGGGCTGTTGTGTCGTTCGTCTTCAATGGCATCATGATGTTGTGGACTAGCGTTCTTCAACCAGTATTCAATGCCATCATGTTCATACTTGGCGCACTGTTCAATATCTGGTTCACTATTTGGTCAGGAATATTCCAAGTCGCATGGACAATCATTTCAACCATCGCACAAATCATCTTCGTCATCTTGCAAGGTGTATTCAACTGGATTGTGAACACGATTCTGAAACCACTGTTCAATTTCTGGTCAGCAGTATTCACGGCAATCTGGAACGTAGTCACCACAGTTTTCAATGCCGTTTGGGGTACTATCAGCAGCATACTTGGCGCAATCTGGAATGTCATTGTTTCGGTATTCAAT